TCTGGTAACGGACTAAAGCTCGTTGTGCGCATCACGAACCCTGAGAGGCATCGTGACCACTACAGAAGCATTATACGCTACTATGATGCGAACTACGGCCTTGAGGTTGACCCTACAGGTATCAACGTATCAAGGGCTTGCTTTGTGAGCTACGATGAGAACCTTGTCTACAAAGAAGACGCAGAATCCTATGGTGGATTCTTAACTGAGAAGGCTGACAATCAACAGATTGAAGTTAAAACAGCTGGTATCACCGACTACGAACAGCTGAACATCGCTTGTCGTATGATACGCAGGGCAGAGAACGGCAACAAGCACGACGTGCTGCTTCGTGCATCCATCCTATGCGGAGGCTACATAGCTGCATCTATGATGGAGGAGGAAGAGGTCATCAGAGTTCTTATGCGTGAGATAGAGAAGAAGGACATTGACTCTATACACACAGCAATGAACACCATCCGAGATGGGCTTGAGCGTGGTAAGATGCTCCCTATCAAGAACGTACTTGACGAGCGTGACAAGATGCGTAGAGAGCTCTTGATTAGCGATGGGGATATGTCCTTTATCTCATCGGATTCAGAAGACTTCAAGTGGATATCAATGTTCGCAGAAGGGGAAATCCCACAAGGCTTGATAACTGGTATTGAAGACGTAGATAACCACTGGAGGTTCAAGAAGAACTTCACGGTCATCAATGGACATAGCAACATTGGTAAGACAACCTTCGCACTCTACTTGCAAGTTGCAGCGTCAATGAGACACGGATGGAAGTGGCTTATCTACACAGCGGAGAACAAGACCGCTTCGGTTAAGATGAAGCTGATGACCTTCGCCTTGGGTAAGAACATTGAGAATATGACTCACAGCGAGAGAAGACTTGCCTACGATTGGGTGAGGAATCACTTCACGGTCATTGAGAACAACAAGACCTACTCCTTCTACGATATCCTTATTTTCACAGGCAAGATGATTCGCCAAGAGCCACTTGATGGGGTCTTCATTGACCCCTACAACGGACTCAAGAGGGATATGCGACAAGGGAGTACGCTTGGTGTACACGAGTACGACTACGAAGCTATTAGCGAGATGCTCACGATGGCGAATGCTCACAAGATAGCTGTGTGGTTGAATGCCCACGCTGTCACGGAGGCCCAACGATTGAAGGGGGACGATGGATTACCTATCGCTCCATTCGCAGAGCAGACCGAGGGCGGTGGTAAGTTCGTAAACAGGGCAGACGACTTCCTTACGTTTCACAGGAAGATTCAGCACCCAGAGGCAGCGATGAGACGAACTGTTGAGATGCACGTCCGTAAGATTCGTGAGACCGAGACAGGTGGCTCACCGACTTCCTTCAATCAGCCTCTTCGCTTTGAATGTAACTCAGAGAGGAACACCTTCTACTACATCAATGGTACGCTGATGTTCAACCACTTACGCTGTGGAGACGTGAGCACAACTTTATTTGGTGGTAGATAATTGATTGATTATATTCGCCAATGGCAAAAACTAAATCCATAAAAAGCAAGAAAAACACATACGATGGAATCGAATTCAAATCGGCACTCGAACTCTACTGCTACAAGCGACTCAAGGACAATGGGTTCGACTTTCAATACGAATCTGAATCTATTACGCTTATGGATGGGTTTAGGAATGAAGGTGTATATTTTAAATGCACTAACGGCTCTAAGACGATGGTTAACAGGACAGGGAGCAAAGAGTTCCCCATCACCTACAAGCCAGACTTCGTCTCCCACGAACACAAGTTCTACATTGAAACCAAAGGGTTCGTCCCATCGCAGCACACGTTCACGCTCAGGTGGAAGCTCTTCCTCTACTGGCTCGGAATCAACTCAATGTCAGACTACAAAATCTTCTTACCGAAAAACCAAGCCCAAGTTGACCAAACAATAAACATACTACTAGGAAATGAACAAGAGACTATCGGAGTACTACCTGATGTCAATGAGTCAGGTACAAAAAAACGCAACCGAACTGTACGAAAATTTACACGACGAAAAAGGAAACCCACTCGTCGATATTGAAATCGTAAAGAAGCGTTGCCTTGACTTTATCCTCTCCGTAAGGAGGGAGCTAGACTTCATACGAGAGGCGGTCAAGGAGCACAACGAGACTGGTAATGCGTAATCATTACTTGGCCTCCATCGCAGAGGGGGCTTCAGCTGAGACTCGTTTCACGGCTGATTATCTTCTGTGCTACCCTGACAAGTTCAAGCTGTTTCGTAGGGCTACAAGGCACGAGGATATGCGAGAGCACTGGGATGTGTCCATTAACGACGTAAAGATAGACGTGAAGGCTAGGAGAAGGCTGAATAGAAACTCAGGCTACTGCAACGACTTCGCCATCTTTGAAATCAAGAACACCTATGGGACAACAGGATGGGGTTATGGTCACGCAGATTACATCGCCTACGAGTTTGAATCGGATTGGGTAGTGGTTTCTAGGCCTCTACTTGTTTCATTTGTAGAGCCCAAGCTGACCCAAGATGACAAGGTCTACGACAAGTTCAAGGGCCCCTACTTGATGCAATCAAGGAGAGGACAGAACGACTTATTCACTTGGCTACCCACCGAAGACCTACGAGGTATATCACACTACACACTTAAAAAGATAATAACTGAAGATGCTATTTAATCATAGGATTGCCTACAAACCATTTGAATACCCAGTCTACTTCACGGAGGGCTGGATGAAACAAGCTCAAGCCTTTTGGTTGCATACGGAGATACCGATGCAGAACGATGTAAAGGACTTCCGTGAGAACCTACAGCCCCACGAGACAAACCTCGTTGGGAACATTCTGCTAGGCTTTGCTCAGACCGAGTGTGCTGTATCTGACTATTGGACAAGCCAAGTCACGAAGTGGTTTCCTAAGCACGAAATCATTCATATGGCGATGATGTTTGGCTCTCAGGAGACCATTCACGCTGCTGCCTATAGCTACCTCAACGAGACGCTTGGGTTGGAGGACTTTGAGGCATTCTTGCACGAAGACTCTACTCGTAAGCGTTTTGAAAGCCTTATGGAGACACAAGCTGACTACACGCACGTTGAGCTGGCGGTTTCCCCGAAGGCACGTGCAGAGGTCGCTAAGTCCATTGCCGTGTTCTCAGCCTTTGCTGAGGGGGTCTCCTTGTATTCATCCTTTGCTGTGCTGTACTCCTTTCAGATGCGTAACTTGCTCAAGGGCATCGGTCAGCAGATGAAGTGGTCTGTCCGTGACGAATCGCTCCACTCCAAGATGGGTTGTATGCTGTTCAATCATATGTGCAGCGAGTACCCTGAGCTTCGTGAAGAGGCCCATAACAGCATTATGGATGCCGCTAAACTAGCTGTTGAGCTGGAGATAAAGTTCATCAACAAGATGTTTGAGATGGGGGATTTGGAGAACCTAAAGTCCGAAGACCTCATTGAGTTCATCAAGAAGAGAGCCAATGAGAAGCTCATTGAATTGGGATATGAGCCTATATTTGTAATTGATGACGATAAGGCTAGTCAGTTGGACTGGTTCTATCACCTGACTGGTGGCCTTACGCATACGGACTTCTTTGCTCTGAGGCCAACGGACTACTCCAAGGCCAACGAGGGGGAAGACTTTGAAGATGTATGGTGACAAAAAAAACTAAACTATGAAACTCAAAAAACTAACCCCAAGGCAGTATCGCAAAATGGTGGACGATATCTGCGACTCAATGATTGAGGACGAACTCGAAATGCTTACGGTCTGCACATCAGACTTGCAGATAAGGGGAAAGAAGGCCTTTCTCGTGATAATCACGGAGACAGACGAGCTGGATAAAGAGACTATCAATGAAATACAACAAAAGTTTAAATGAAAAACTACGGAAAAGAATTAGGTTGGGAGGTCGGAGTAGATTTCCCTGTTTGGGGTAATACAGAAGAGTATGTAAAGACCATCAGCAATGGGTATCTTATCGGTCGTGAAACACCGAGGGATGCTTATACAAGGGTATGTAGAGCCATAACCAACAGATTGAATCAGACGCAAGCATTTGACGACAAGCTGTTTACATACATCTGGAATAACTGGCTATGCTTAGCAACCCCCGTTCTAGCCAACACGGGTACGGATAGGGGTCTCCCCATCTCTTGCTTCGGTGTTGATGTTGGGGACAGCATCCAAGATATCGGTAACAAGAACCTTGAGATGATGCTACTCGCTAAGCACGGAGGCGGTGTAGGTGTAGGTATGAATATGCTTCGTCCAGCTGGCTCTCCTATCTCCAACTCAAACGGCACAACAGATGGTGTTGTCCCATTCTGCAAAATCTACGACTCAACGATTCTCGCTACCTCTCAGGGTAACGTGCGTCGTGGGGCTGCAAGCATCAACCTCAACATTGAGCACGATGACTTCTGGGAGTGGATTGAGATTCGTGAGCCGAAGGGAGACGTTAACAGGCAATGCTTGAATCTGCATCAGTGCGTGGTTATCTCTGATAAGTTTATGCGTAAGCTTGAAGACGGAGACCAAGAGTCACGCAGACGTTGGGCTAAGGTCTTGCAGAAACGCAAGGCAACTGGTGAACCCTATGTGATGTTCCGTGGGAATGTCAACAAGGCCAACCCAGAGATGTACAAGAAGAACGGACTCAAGGTCTTTATGACTAACATCTGTTCGGAAATAGCTCTATACACAGATGAGTCTCACTCGTTTGTATGCTGCTTGTCATCCTTAAACCTAGCCAAGTACGACGAGTGGAAGGACACCGATTTGGTGTACACCGCTACGTTCTTCCTTGATGGTGTTTTAGAGGAGTTTATTCAGAAGGCCAAGAATATGAGGGGCTTTGAGAACTCTGTTCGCTCTGCCGAGAAGGGCCGTGCTCTGGGACTTGGTGTCCTAGGCTGGCATACCTACCTACAGCAGAAGGGGATGTCCTTTGAGGGTCTACCAGCTCAGATGCACACACGCTCTATCTTCTCGCACATCAAGCTTGAAAGCGAAAGAGCGTCTAGGGATATGGCTCGCATCTATGGTGAGCCCCTATGGTGTCGTGGCTTTGAGATGAGGAACACGCATTTACGAGCTGTTGCGCCTACGGTTAGTAATTCAAAGCTATCGGGAAACGTGTCAGCTGGGATTGAACCTTGGGCTGCCAACGTGTTCACGGAGCAATCACTGAAGGGTACATTCATTCGCAAGAACCAAGAGCTTGAGAAAGTCCTCAAGAAGATTGGGTGGAACACCAAAGAAGTGTGGGATAAGATTCTTGAGGATGGCGGTAGCGTCCAAGGGTTAGACTTCTTGGATGAGTGGGTGATGGCTGGTGGAGAACTACGCAGCGCAAGCGAGCCTAAGAAACCATACGAGCTTTCAGAGCCTGTGAAAGATGTCTTCAAGACCTTTAAGGAGATTAATCAGCTAGAACTCATCAAGCAAGCCAGCATCCGTCAGAGGTACGTAGACCAATCGGTGTCGCTAAACCTAGCGTTCCCCACCGAGGCAACCCCTAAGTGGATTAACCAAGTCCATATGGAGGCTTGGAAGCAAGGAATCAAGACGCTGTACTACACGAGAACGGAGTCCGTACTTCGTGGTGACATCGCTGCTAGGGCCACCAACCCTGACTGCTTGTCTTGTGATGGTTGATTTGGTGTATATTTGCATCTAATTGAATATGAATAAAAAACCTATCGTAATTACTACGATATACCACCAAGAAGAGAGCGGAGCTGCGTTCTATCGCCTCAATATGCCGAACTCGTGGATGGAGGATAACACGGATATCTTCCAGTTCAGAAACTTCACTGGCTTCGGTAAGATGTCAGAAACAGACATCGTTGAAACGGACATCTTTGTCGTCAGCCGTGTGATTGACACGAAGTCCGTAGATGGCGTGCAAGAGGCAGCTAAGGCACTGAAACAGTTCGGTGCTAAGCTTATCCTAGACTTGGACGACTACTGGGTTCTGAACAAAGACCACGTCTCCTACAAGCACTACAAGGACAACAACCTCACGAGAATCATTGAGGAGAACATTCGTGTAGCTGATTGTGTCACTTGCTCCACGGAGTATTTGGCTAGCAGGGCTGCGGT